TTAGTATTCATGCCATTCAATACTATTTATTTTACTGCGAGGCATAGTATAATATTGATCATTTTTATTTTTCATTACATACATAGTAGCAGGAACAAAAAAATCTCGAACTTTCCTCAAACCTAATACAATAGTTTTATTATTAAAACTATCTATGAAAGCAATATCAAGATTTAAACTATTATTCTTATTAGATTTAATAACTATACAATATTTTACTTCTTTTTCAATAAAACATTTGTGTAAAAAATTATAGCTATATAATCTATCTTTAATGTTTACGTATTTATGGTGACTTTTAATAGAGTTATGAGTTATTGTTCCCTCTAATATTGCAGATAGTATTTTAGATGCTCTATCCTTATTGACTTTATGTAACCCTAATAGATGGGGTAAATTATCTTTACTAAATCTAATTTCTACATTTTGTAAATTTTTATCAGAGATTTCTAATATACATTTATTTCTAGTAAAATTTTCAATGAAATCATTTAACAAAATTTGGAGGTCAATATCTTCGCCGTATTGAATTTTAAATTCATCACTCATCATCTCCTATTAACCTCCAATATAAAATATCCCCACTACAATAAAAGTAGCGGGGGTAGTATGTATATGAGTGTGAGGGTAGAAATGGTGTCAACTACCAGGACCAACGACAAATTATAAGGCCACTGTCAAGGCTATACAATCACACTCCAATTGTATAAACGAATTGATGTTTAACGCTAAACAGAACAAAGGCAGAAACGAGATACAACTTTGTTCAAGTATTATTATAAATCATATATTAAATTTGTAAATAAATTAGGCCTAATCTGTGGATAAGTATACTTATCCACAACAAAGATTAAATACTAATCTTTTCCAATTTATTCATCATATCTTTATCCATCTGTTCAGTAACATGGCTATATATCTGTAAGGTGGTTTTATGGTCTGTATGGCCTACACGATCCATTATTGCACGTAGTGACACACCTAATTGAGATAGTAATGATATATGGCTATGACGCATGGTGTGGCTTGTCACGTGCTTTTCTATCCCTATATTTTGTGTAGCTATTTGTATGTTTCTATTAATTGATGTGAGAGGTAAGGGGTTGCCTCTATGACTTGTGAATATAAACCCTCTATCTACATACATATTTTCCCATTGAACTGCTTTCTTATTCTCTAACATAACCTTACATAAAATATCACAACTTCTAGTAGTTAAAGATATAGTACGGTAAGATGATGCTGTTTTTGTGGTATCTTTGAAACCAATTTTGTTACCATCTTTGTGCCAGTGTATAGTGCCATCTATAACAAGTTTCTTATTTTCAAAATCAATATTATCGGGTTGAATTGCTAAGAGTTCACCAATTCTCATACCATTTAATGCTTGAAATTCAACTATGTAAGCAGTAAATAGATATGATCTTTTCATATAACTAGCACGCTTTTTATTTGCTATACGCTTTAATTCTTCAGCAATAGCCAGAACTTCAGTCATTTCTAAATAATTCTCACGTTTTGCTTTAACTTCTTCTCTTGTAGTCGCTTTTTTAGGCATAACAACATCATCTATGTATGATATATCAGTGATGTTATATTTCTTTTGAGCATAACGAAGTATATTTTTGATGATACTTAAATCATCTTTAACTAATTTATGACTTAATCCATCTTTTAACGAGGAGTTAATTAAATCTTGTATAACATCCGCATTCATATTCTTAACAAGAATATCTTTGTCTATGTTTCTTTTGATGTGAGCCACTTTATAGCTTTTAGTAGTAATAGTTGACTGTTTAGATCCAGATATTAATTTATAACGTTCAAACCATTCATCACATGCAGCATGAAAAGTTAGCGTCTTAAGTGTAGTAGGCGTCTTGTCATTTAGTTTTGCCTCTATACGTTCATTTAAGCGTTTCTGAGCCTCTTTCTGTGATTGCTTACCATTCTTATTAAGCACTACGCTAGTACGTCGCCATTTATTTGTGAGTGGGTCTTTATACTTCTCATAATAGCGATATTTAACTTCGCCATGTTTATTTGTAAATTTCTCATGCCACATATGATCACCTCCAAAAAATTTAAAAAAAGGTAAGTGAGATACCCTAGTATTAAGTATTTGTTCTATTAGTATTGAGTACTAATCGTTATTAGGAAAATGCTTATTTAAGTGCTATACACCATCTAATTCGTCAGCCATATTTCTAAGTATTTTTCCTACTTGATAAGTATTTATATCTTTTGGTAAAGAATGTTTAAAATAGTTGTTGTTATTAGTTTCAACTTCATAAGTAATTTTATTTAATTTTATTTTGCAATTTAAAATTCTCATATATATTCTCCTTAATAAATTGTTTATTTTCTATTTAAAGTTATATAGCATTATTAAGATGATTATTATACATATACCATACAATATACTCCAGATAGAATAAGTTTTTGTAATGATGCTACCATCTGTTTTTATAAACATATAAACGTTATATAAGAACAATATTAAGCATATGCACCATAAAATCATAAGACAGCTTATAACGAAAATCACTTTTTATGCCTCCCGTATCTTTAGAGCCATTAAGATGATGCTAATTAAAATAGTCCAATTCATAAACGCTTAATGGTTCAAGTGTAGTTATTCAAATATTGTAATGCTATATTATATTCCTAAATAATTTGAAGATATATAATTAATAAGGTATCCCATCAAACAAAGTACCCCGATGGCTAATATAAGCACCGAGATAGTCCTACAATTATTCTTATAATACAAACCCTCGTTTTGTGCTAAAAAGAAACTTATTACATATAATATGATGCTGATCAAAAATAAAAATATGATAAATATTAGCATAACAAACTCCTTTTAAATGATTACAGTTGATAAGAAATGTCTTTTGCCGACTATTTATCTAGTTGTTTTGCAACATCTTCTAAATGTGTATCTAATTTCTTTTAATGTATGATTTTCTGAAAATGTATATGTAAAAGTTTCCCCGCTTTTTGTTTGTGCAGTGACAGTATATAAATCGGTATCATATTCATAATTTATTTTATAACTCAGAAATTCCATAATATAACCCCTTTTTTAATTTGGAAAATTCATAACATTATTGTGCAGTAGTATTTTTATAACCTTGTATTACAGATTGCTTGTAGTCATCATATGATTGTCCAGGTTCAACGAACATTCCCGGACCTCCTCCAATATGTTGATACTTATCTGGGTTTTGAGCATAATCTTCAGAGAATGCTTTTTGTCTTTGATACTGTTCATAGCTAGGTGTGTTTGGATCTTGTTGCTGATTTGATTGATTAGATTGTGATTGTTGATTACTTTGGGCATTATATTGTTGCTGTTGATTAGATGTTGTTTGTTGCTTTGAATTAACGTCACTAGTTTGATTAGCTTGAGCCTTTTGATTAGTCTGAGTTTGTTGAGTAGGTTGTTCGTTAGTATGTGATTGCTCACTAGTCTGTGGTTCATCATTAGATGAATTATCTTGAGAACTTGCTTTCTGATTAGTATTCTTATCTCCTTTATGAGACTTTTCCTCAGATTTCTTTTTATCTTTCTTATCTTTATTTTTATCCTTATTAGGATCGTTAGACTTCATACCCGATTTTGTATCTTCATCTTTATTAGAAGTGTCGTCTTGAGTGCTGCATGCACCTAATATAAGTGTGCTAGTTAGTAATACGCCAAATATCTTTTTCATATGTATTCTCCTTTAATTAAAGTATTTAAAATAATTAGTGATTAATATTTCTTTAAATTTTTCAATATTTTTTCTGAAACCTCTTCAAATTCAAGTACCTCTTTTTCATTAAAGTTGATGTTTTTTCTTGTATTATTTTCAATTTTAATTTTAGTTTTAAAATAATTATCTATTATATTTTCAATATTCTTTCTATCTATTTCTGTTAATAAGTTTCTTTTATAAAATTTGTTGTTATTTGTGTCTTTTAAATGAAATGATAAATCATTAATTGGTATTGAAAGATATAGAGTTTCTTTTTCTTCGTTATCAAAATAGGAAAATTCAAAAGGTTGTGCCATTAGGTTTAAATTATTAATAAATTTTCTTTCATTATCAGTTAAATAACCTTTTCTTAATGATGAATTTGCTTTATCAACATCTAGTATTTTAATAGTCTCTAAATTTACTTTACTTTTTGATAGATCATTAATTTTACTCACATAAAAATTATATTCCTCATAACTATCAGATAATTTTTCTAGGTATTTTTTTAGAAAATCTATAGTAGGTACGCCCTTTTTTCCGTTTTCGATACTACTAATATGACCATGAGAGTATTCCATTTTTTTAGCAAATTCACGTAGTTTTATATTTTTATTTAATCGTATTTTTCTTAGAAATTCACCAATTTTTATAGCGATATCATTGTCATTCATATAATCACCTCGATTATATTATACCAACATTCCTAGAATCTAGAAACCAGAAAAACAATGTGGTTGCCAGAATCAGAAAGAGTATGGTAAGATATGAATACCAAGAAAACAATATTGGTTTTTTGGTTTTATTGAAAGGAGGATTAGAGCATGCCACACACTAAATTACAAGATCTACCAACTAAAGAAAACGTAGTGACAGAACCTAAACAAGTAGTAGTTAAGCCAATCATGGCAAAACCTAATGCAATAGCAAAAATGTTTGGAATATCTTATAGCACTGTGAACCGTATTCTTAAAGAATACGATAAAGATAACAAAGGTGTAGAAGGTTTATATTATAGTCTCTCATCTACAATGACAGTTATCTCTATTGATGGTTTCAGAGAATATTTAAGTAAACGTCATAAAGGTTGGCTATAGAATGGAGGTGATAAACATGATGAAATTTACATTTAATATATTGGTTCTTTCAATTATCTCATTCATAAGTGGTTGGTTACTAGGTGTACATGTAGCGTTTGCTATTTATCTATTAGGTAGCACAATAGCACTATTAAATTATGAAAACTTGGAGGTTCAACCAGATGAACAATAAACAGAAATTTAACAAACAAATTAAGTTCGGAGAGGAAAATAAGAAAATGAACAACTTAACTAATCAAGATTTTAAAACTATCAAAGGAAAAATGAAATATGAGCATATGGTGAACGATAAAAAACATACTAGTAAAATGATTAAACTTTTACAAAAACGTCATGCTAGAGATGTATTAGTGGTCAAAAGTGAATATCCATATTTAAGTGATAATGAAATTTCAGAAATTCTTGCAGATTATCGAGAATACGAAGATTTAATGTCAGCAGTCGGAACTTTTACTGACTTTCCTGTTATTTACGAAGATTCTAATATTAGCAAATTCCTAACTAAAGACGATATTGCAGAATTAAAAATAGCTATTGAAGAAATGACAATTTTTGTTGAAAGTTTGGGGGACACAGAATAATGAATTTTGAAATTAATGATTTATTTAGTGATCTGGAAGTTGTGAAAGAAAAAATTGAAGATCTAAAAACTACACATGTTTGGTTTGACGAAGAATATTTCAAATATGCAAGTAGTCATCCTTTAACAAAAGAACAAGTTTTAGAACATGGTTATAAGTACAGAGAACACGCTATTCACAACACTCAACATTTAGATTTATTAGGTCTATATCTTAATGAATTTGATGAATTAATTAAAAAATTTCATGAAATAGAAAAAGCGTCATCTGTTCCTAGCGACCAAACTAAAACAGATAACGCTGAGTAAGTGCAATTTGCAAATCAAAAGCACAGGAATAATATACCATTTCTGTGCTTATTCTTAAAACACAAAAATGAAAGGCTGATTAAATGAATGAAGTTTCTTTATATAATAAACATCATGAATTTCACTCTAAATTAGATTACGTTGAAACGCCTAATTTATCTCGTATCAAAGAGATTAGTAAACGAATTTACTTCGCCATAATTTCCACAGATAAACAAATTTTTAACAATAAAGGAAATGCTTTCCATAAAATGAAAGATGATTTTGCTGGCGATTATATAAGTAATCTTACTTTAGATTATACCATAAAACCTAAAGAAATTGGGGCAGTCTATGGAACAATTTCGGTCAAAACGACAATGGAAAATGGTGAAGAAGATAAGCAAGCACATTTTAAGTCTAGTCCATTTAATAACTATGCAAAGTTTATTATTGATCTAATCTCTGAAAAGGTTATTTATTCAAATGAATTATATAGCTTTATTAAGTTAAAAAGTAATGAGTACGAAATTATAGACAATACTAACTTTACTTTGGAATATCCAGTAGATAATAAACATCAAATAAATGACTTTTTAAATGTAATGCTAGAAGTTTATCGTAATCATTTAGATACAAATTTTCAATATAATATCTACCCTTACGCTATTGCAGGTAATGACTGGATATATAATTGCAGAGAATTAGAATTTGTAGATAAAAAAATTACTAGTAACGATTACTATATCATTAAATATGATGTAGATAAGAAGAATATAAACACTAATCTAGCACAACAATTCTTTGACTTAGTAAGTGACAATGAACGCAGTAAGAATAATTTAATGCTGGTACATGCTTATACTATGTATCGAAAAATGAAACTTATTCAAGCTGAAAAATGGTTCTTAATCAAAGACTTTGGGCGATCTGGTAAAGGTTTATTTATGGAAACTTTTGAAGAATTGCTAAAAGTAAATAAAGTGAATTTTGATAGTTTATTATCATCTGGCTTTGAGGCTGCAAATGAATGGCTCAATTTTTATGGCGTGGATATTGCACATGCTAATGAAACAGGTGAAATCACCAAACCTATGATGAGAATATTACGCAAAATAGCTACTGGTGAAAGTATTTCAGGTCGTGGCATACAACGAAATAACGTTAAATTTAAAAATAATGCAGTATTAATTTTAGATACTAATGAAAGTGTTGATACAGGAGAAATTACAGCTAATAGAACACGTACAGTTAAGATTGCATTTAAGGATAGACCGAAGAACGAAACTGATGAAGAACGTTATAAAGTATTTAAACCATTTTGGGACTTTGTTAAGCCTAACGGAAAAAACTCAGTTAATGCGTCAGTATCATTTTTAATATTAAGTCTTGAGTATCTTAAACAAATAGGCAGAGAATTTAAGTTCAATAATGTAACACTTAAAAATTATTACAACGAAGATGAATTGACTGACACTCAAATTCTTATGCTCAAAGTCTTATCTAAACAAGGTTTTATTTTTTCAGATGATGAAATACTACAAAAAACTATCGAAGAAGATTATAAAAATCTGAGATATAAAAAAGCAAAAGAAGATATGAAAAAAATAGGTGTAGCCATCAACAAGCAAAAATGGATAGAGGGACAAAATACTAAAGTTCATAAAGTGGAAAATCAAGAATTATTTAATATGGCTTTAGTTTTGATTGAAACTTAGGATAGTCTAACTCTTACTAACTCTTGTACTAACTCTTAAAACATTGAAAAAACAACTACTAACTCTTATAACTCTTATTTTACTTAGCATATTTTGATAGTAAATAAATAGATGTATGTATAGAACGAAAACAAAGTTATAAGGGTTAGTGTTCTATTGGAGGTATTCTCATGAAAATGTACAATGCAGCAAAGTATTTGCTTAGTAAAGATGTGCAAGTTGTACCTTTAAACAATAATAAAAAACCAACGGTAGCATTTAAGAATGTAACTATTGATGATGATTTTATAGATAAGAACTTTTTAGCATATTCAAATACAAATGTATTAGGTGTCCTTACTCGTGGTTTATGGTGTATCGACATAGATATTAATCATGTAAACGGTGAAAGTGGCTTTGATAGTTTGAAAGATATTCCTTACTATGACGAGTTTGTTACTAATGCACAAAATACGCTAGTGCAAACAACAGCAAGTGGGGGAAAGCATGTAATATTTAAAAAACGTGAGGGCGTTGAATACGCTCAGAAAATAGGATATTTACCATCAGTAGACATTAAAGCACACGATAATAACTATTTTGTACTAGCTGGAAGTAAAACAGCTAAAGGGCTATACACAAGTAATAAGAAACCAGTGATTGCTTATGATGGTGAATTTGAAGATCGTATATTTTCAAAGCGTGGCAATTACCTACAACAGACTATGGAAAAGTTTTCAGTAAAAAGAGTGTTGCCTAACCACAATTTCAATCATTTACAACATACTGACAAAGGTGGACTAGGTAAAGAGGCGTACAATCGTGTAATCAATGGTGAAAGCGTAGAACGTAATAACGATGTATATAAGGCTATTAGTTACGCATTGCAATGTAACGTGGATATAGAGCCACTAAAAGTAATTATTGGTGATGTTAAAGCAAATGGTGATGAATTTACTTTAGAAGAGTGGGAGGCCTCATATAACAGTGCAAGAAACTCATTGCGAATTTAATATAGATGACGAATTAAGAAAACTAGGTTTATTGGTTGGAATATCCGAAGAAATGTACTACTGCTCAATTAGTCGCATTTCAACATTGTATCTTGAAAACTTTGGGACTAAGTGGATAGCATGGCGTGAAACTTACGATTTACAGAATAATAAAAGAGTATCGTATAGAACAATAGCAGATGGCAGTTTTGAATTAGTAGCTGCAAGAACTAAAAATTATTTAAATTACATTAAAAGAAAGCAGGGAATAAAATGAACGTTGAAATCATAGCAAATGAATTTGAAACAAGAGCAGCAACATTATTAAGATATTTTACTGGACTACATGAAAGTAGTCATAAATTACCTATTGCATTTAAGATATACAATGATCCTTTTAATACTGTGTATCTAATAAGCAAAGGTAAGATGTATGCTCATGTATTGATAAAAGATTGTGAAGTGAGAAAATCTTTTGAGATTGCCTCAGTAAAGCATACTGAGAAGCTCATAGAAAGCATTGAGGGGCATTATACAGGTTATGATTTACATGATGGAACACACGACACTATAAGCGATATGATGGCTAGTTTCATGTTTGATAATGATTATTTCATGTATGGACTAGAAACCTTTGCAGAAAGCAATAACAGTGACATATTTGACTATATGCTTAGAGATTTCAATATAGATGAACTTGAAGGCGTTCAATCTAGTAATGCTGATGTTATAGGTAATATGGAGACATTATATCAGTTAGCTACTGGAATTAATGAACCATCACCAGAATTAGTTGAGGGCTTGAAAATCATCACTGAGTTTATTCAGAATGAAAAGGCTAATGAAGATGATAGCAAAGCATTGATTAAGCGACTGAATGAATTGAAACAGTCTTATTATGATGGTGTGAAACAATGACAGTAATTGATAAAGATATTAAAGGCTTAAATCTAACTGATGATGTATTGATAGAATTTTTAAAACTAAATGAAGAAGATTATACGCTATATAGTAATAAGTATGTATTTATAGATCATCACGATAATGTAGTGGGTAATTTATTACCATTGGTCGTTGCATTAGATTTAAATAAATCATGTGTGACATGTGAGCGTGTAGACGCTGCTGCTATTACTTATTACGATAAAAATATTATTCCTACTATCCCTTACAAGTGGGATAATACCAAAGCTAAGTATATTAATACTTGTTTAGAATTAGAACAGGTAGAAAAACATTTTGAGTTTGCAGCATGGAAATTATATTGTGTATTAAATGGTATCAACTTAAAAAACTATGATAAGTATAAGTGGGTGCTAGAAAGAATTAAGAAAACTCCAGATGATATGCCTAATATAGATATGCCGATTAGTCGAGCATATGAGATTGCTCAATTACCTAAAAATCTGATTGAACGTACTTATAATGTAAATGGTAAATCTAAACCTATTTATAAGATGAATATTAAACAAATAAAAAATCTAAAAGAATATGTATAAATTTATAGGTCATGCACTTTAATAGGTGCATGGCTTTTTTGTGAGAAAAGGACGAGGTTCACTACTTATTGAAAATGATAAGGTTGTGTAAAGGTTCGAGGAATTAAAGAATTGCTAATATACAATGGTTTACCAAAGATATTAATAAAATTAAAACTAACAAAAGCTAAACGTCCAGAATGTTATAAGGATCAAAATCACTTTTATAAGAACTTATGTTCGTTACTAGTGTTTTGTAATTTATATAATAAAATGCAAATAAACGCTAATTTACCAATGGTTATAGTGGATTATAAGAAAATGTTAAATAAGAATAATACAGGAACATAAGTTTGCTTTTCGAGTGTAAATTTAGTATAATATAGTTAGTAAGAATTCTCGTTTCAAAGTAAAAAACTGCTCCTTTTTTACATTTTTATTACGTGGTTACGTCCAGCTAATAAATGGAGGTTATAACCGTGAAAGTAATTGAAAAAGAAATAACAAAGGTACCAAACGAATATTTAAGGATTTATGATACTATTCAAAACTCAAAAGATAAGTATATAACTAAGTCCAAGATACTTAACTTAATGGGGTATGAATCCAACTCAACTAATGAAAGATGGTTAAGAAATGCTATTAGTAAGCTGATTGATGATTATGGTTACCCGATTGGGTGCAGCTATAAAAAGCACGAACGTGGTCACTATATCATCACTACTGAGAAAGAAAAACAGCAAGCAATGCAAAATCTTAAAAAGTTAGCAGACGGTAGTATGAGACGCTATGAGGCTTTAAAACGTATCGAATTATAAAATTAAAACGAAAGAGGTTTATATATGTACAATACAAACGCAACCAAAACGGGAAGTGCCTACGACGTACTTTTTAATGATCGAAAATATAAAGATTTATTGGATAAAGTAGATGAGTTTTTAGAAGAAACATTCATTATGTATCAGCGCGGTTATAGATTAGATGCGATTGATGAGAAACAAAAACCAAAAGTGACACAGATTGAAAATGAATTTAAGCAATTTGCTAGTGATAAGATTAAGAATATTGAAAATCGTTTAGAAGAAATCGAAAAGGAATCGACAACCGAAAATATTTCGGACCCACAAGCTGAATTAATTAATAGACAAAATTTAAAAGCTCGACTTTCTTTTTACGATAACTCAGAAATCATTGAATATGTCAGAAATGCCGACCCTAAAGAGATAGGAGTATATGAATTAAGTTTATTACAAAATATTTATGAGAATCGTTTTTCTGAAAATGAGCAAGGGCAAATTTCAGGTACTTTCACACAATTAAAACAAGCAGTATTACACCCGTATGAAAATAATGAAGAATATAACGATTTAGCATATCAATATAATATTTTAAGACAAATCGGTATGGATAACAGAGGTTCAGTCATTAACAAAGATAAAGATGGTTACGTTGTTATCAAACCATTGGCAGACAGATATAACGAGCAATTAAAATATGCTAAAGCTAAAAAAGATGGTGCAAGAAAGCAAGCCTACGCTTATAGACAATAAAACATTACTCATATGCCTATCCTTTATTGGGTAGGCTCATTCTATATAATGGGGGTATCATTGTGGACAAAAACATTAGTGCACCATATCAACAAACAAAAATCTCAGAATATGAGTTGTTGACCAAATATAATCCAAAGTATATCAATTCTAAAATTAAATTGGCCCAGTCACATATAAGCGAAATGTACCACTTAAGTACTTCGATAACGACATGTGACGATATTATGGGAGTGATTTCTGTCTCATATCCAGTTGATAAACTTGTGATATGGATTTGTGAAAAGAAAGCTGATTTGAAACGATTTAAAAATGATTCATCGGTACGCCTATCTTTATTAAAGCAGGTGCTAAATACCTATACAAAAGAAGAACAACAACAGGTGGTTAGATACATGCAATCAAATGGCCGTATTAAGGCGTATGAGCTCATTGAACGATTACAGGTAGATTTATACAATGTTTATCTTAATAAGCCTATAACAAAGACTAGTAAGCCACAACAAGCTATGGTGGTGTAGTTTCTATGGCTCAACCAGGTAAGGAAACACTTAAAACATTCATATTAAACTATCATAAATACGTGAATGATGTTGAGCCAGAGGTTTCTGCTGATGATTTCTTTATGTTGAATGATGATCCAGAAATATATTCTACACAAACTACACATACTGACGACCATATTTATATGAACGAGTTAGAAATATTAGTAGAGCGTGTTTGTACACATAGAGAATTGATTTTGTTTTTACTTTTGCGTAGTGGACGATCTAGCAAAGATATAGCACACATATTTGAATTATCTGTGACCAGAATTAATCAACTTACTAATCAATTAATAGATAAAATTATAGAAAATAAGGAGTGGTTAAATGGATAAACTAACGCCCAAACAAGAGCGATTTGCGAATGAGTATATTAAGACACTCAACGTTACGCAAAGCGCTATAAAAGCAGGATATAGCCCTAATAGTGCACATGTAACGGGTAGTAGATTGCTGCGCAAAGAGAAAGTGGACGAATATATTAAAAGTAAGAAAGATGAGATTATGGACGATACCATTTTGTCTGCAAAAGAAATATTATACCTACTTACTAAATCGGCTATTGGTGATGAGACAGAGACTAAAGAGGTTGTGGTTAAGAAAGGGACATTTCAACGTAATCCAGACACTGGACGCATGAACCTTGTGTATAATGAGCATGTGGAAACGGTAGAAGTACCAATTAAGCCAAGTGATCGTTTGAAAGCTCGTGATTTGCTCGGTAGGTATCACAGTATATTTACAGATAAAGTAGATGTAAGTATGGTAGCACCTACATTTATTGATAATATAGGTGGGTTTGAGGAATAG